GTTGTCTTAACTGCTCTTGAAAGTAAGCATACTTTTACTTACGACTTATTAACTGATTATAGCGATTTAGAGAAGACTGAAAATTTGATGTGTGCAATTGAGGGAATTCATGAAAAGTTTGGAAAATACAAACTTGGATTTGGCGGGAGTATGTATCAGAATCGGGCGTGGTCAATGTCTCAAAACTTGAAATCTAATAATTATTTTACGCTTGAAGGTATGCTAAAAATAAATAACTAACTCAACTTGAGAATAATTTTTCTCAAAAATGGCAATTATTTAAAAAATTGTGCAAATATTTTCACATCAACAAAAGGCTCTCATTCAAGAGCCTTTACAATCGCACTATGTCTTGATTTGCAATCATTGTATTTTGCAACTGTATCGATTGACCAGATCATTAAGTCTTTGCCCGTTGTGCCCTCAACCTCGTTTAAATTGGGGCATGGTTGCATTAAGTTAGCTGGTATTACCGGCTTTAATGAGTTCATTGAGTTGCTGCACCCCAGCATCGTCAACACAGCTAGACTTATAAATAGGACGCTCAACGATCTTTTGCACTTCACGTGTAATTGTTTCGACTTTAGTGCTTTGCTCTGCTTTGACTCGTTCATAGTCTGCGCTCACTTTATTGATTTGGTTTTGCTTTTCGGCAAGTGCTTCAAGGTTTTTCTTTTCAATTTTCTGGATCTGAGACAAGCATTTTTGGTCAGCTTCTTTAAGCTGGCCTTCTTTGTGATTAAGTACGGCCAAAGTTATGACCAATAAAAAAGCGAGAAAACCAATAATGATTTCTCGCCAGAATTTTGCAGCTACAACAATCCACATTTTTAAAGCTCCTCCACTTCTGGTAGGTCAACGGTTTGCCCTGCTAGTTCATGGCGACAATCAGTTAAAAATTGAATCTGACCATTTCTAATAAATGAGTGGCATTGGTTAGATCCACCACCATTTACCATCAAGGACGGCGAGAAAGTTGGTTTTTCTAAATTCCCATCAAAATCCCATCGTATGCGGTGTTGCTGATCAACATGTATGGGGTGTAGATATTTACAGCCGGGACACTCAATAAAGTAAATTCCGTTAGATTCAAGCATCACATTACTTACTTTTTTAAATTCACTCATGAATTGGCACCTACACACTTTTGATATCTATCGATCTGGCGCAACCAAACCCCATAGCAACCGTTTTTACGAATTGAGCAATCACGCTTTGCAACGTACTTATACTTAAGTAATGAGTCACAAGCTGCTTTGTATTGGCCAGCTTTCAAGTGCTTAAGCATTGATGATTTTGCGAATGTCGGCACACCGTATTGATAAGAAAAATCCAAATAAAGGTCATATTCAGTTTGTGATAATTTCACGCCTTTTAATGAGTCTTTAAATGCAACCTCACGTTTAGCTACATCATTACGCAACCATTTATCTGCTGTCGCACGTGTAATTGGTGGATCGGTCATTTTTACGGGTGAGCCATCTGGCTTGAATGTAGAGCCATGGCCTTGCGTTGGTCGGTCCCCTTTTACTGGAATTACCGGCTTTGATGTAAACCCTTCATCGTTTTTTACGCCCACAAAAAAAGCAGCCGAAGCTGCTAAAAATGCTGCGACATATTTAGTCTTGTTTGACATTACAGTCACCTTTTAGTTTTTCGATCCGAAGTTCATACTCAGCCTTTCTTAATTTATGCTCGACTCTCTCACGGCGATTACGAGCAATAGCAAAATAGATTTGAATAATTAAACCTAAAGCCGCGATAAACAAACCACCCCACGCAATAACGTCAATTTTGGCTATAAATCCGATAAATGACCCCACACCAGTAGTTGCTGTTACTTTTTGCGTTATTGTTGCTGCACCAACCCCAAATGCAGACTGAGTTTCAGACATTTTATTTCTCCAGAATTTAGGCATTAAAAAAGCCCTAAGCATTGGAGCTAAGAGCTTAAAAATTAAGTTGTATTACAAACCGATATTTTGTGCTGCGAGTTCAGTAATCAAGTTATCTACCAGTGCACCCAGAGCAGCTTGGTCCAGACCAATGTTATGAATTGATGCAAGGTTTACTGTAGATGATACATCAGGAAATTGTGTTCCAGATTTTGGAGCCCATCCGATACAAACATTCGACTGCACGTCAGGCACAACACCCACAGCATTTGCACTTGATTTAAGAATTTTTGCTTGATTTGTTGTCTTCATCGAATAGTGATATTGATATGTTGTGCCAGAAACAAGCTTTCTTGTGAGTGCATATAAAGCCCAGTTGCCAGCCGTCAAACTTGCTGCGGTGAAAGCTTGACCCGTTGTTGTGTCACTAGCAGGAGACATCTTAACGCCAGTAAAGCTCTTTGCTAAGTTTTGTCCACAAGCTTTACCATCTGTACTTATTGCAAGATTGACAAAGTTCGATATAAGTGGACTATACGCGTCACCATTAGCTGGGGTGCGACCTAAAAACACCCAAAGAAACTCACTTGTTTCTTTAGCGCCAGTATCAATATAACCATTTTTCCCAAGCACAAAACCATCTGCAACTTGAGCGCCCGTTCCAACTAGTTGAGAATTTGTGGCCCCTGTTACATCATCGATACCAGCAGTAAAACGATAACCTCGAACTAAGTTTCCGATATCAATCAATGATTTTGGTAATGAATATTTATTTAAGTTTAAGTATGGTTGATCAGGAGGAAGTGCCGCATCAATTTTTAAATAAGTATTCATGAGTTAAACCTCGAAAAAGTTTTTAAATAATTTTTGTGATAGACGGTATGCGCCCATGTGGCTGAGATGTAAGTTATCGGCCCACTGACCATTGGCGTTCTCTACGGCCCATGTATTCCAGTCATCGTGCATGTTGTAAAACTCACACTGCTTCGTTTGAGAAACTTCATAAAGCGCATCACGATAATCTGAGAGAGGTATCACTGTTGTGCCATTTGATCGTGCAGGTGCAACAAGAATGACTCCACAGTTAGGGTTATTAGTTCTATAGCCATCGATCATGGCTGAAACACCACTCTTGAATGTTTCAGGCGTGTTACCCGCAATCCGATAATCATTTGTAGTAAGAAAAATAACTACAGCATCGGGTTTTAGATAATCTGCAAGGTTAGCTTGCGAGGTAGGCGAGATTTTTAAATAGTCTTTGCCCGTTGCTCCAGCGTTACCAATCTTCGTGACTTCAACACCAGAACCAGTGCTTTTTCGAAGATGCAATCCATAAAACGCAATTGTTCCAGATGTAACAGTGAAAACTACGTTATTTAATGGAGAAATAGGAATCACCACAGATTGAATATCTGGGCCTGTTGAGCTGGCTGTAACTGTTGTCTCTGCCCCACCGTTAATGCTGTATTTAAAAGTCCCGTCTGTTTTGCCAAAGAAAACGGTTAGTAAATCACCTTTATTTAGATTGCCAATCGTCAGGGTACTATCTGCGGTTGAACTGATTAGCGCATAACCATCAGGTGCCGAGCTGTATGTAAAGTTAGGTGTATTATTTAAATCTTCAAAAATCCAAGTACCGGCTCGCGCAACTGTGACATAGTCAAACTGTGCATTAGGATCACCAAGATTAATCCAACCAGTTCCCGCTTCGCCTAAATAAGTACGCAGAGTCGTTAAAATACGGTTCGAAATTTGTCCGTAATCTGTCCAACTATCACCAGTTAACAAGAGTCGAGGCTGCGTATTAGCAATACCATATTTCAAATTTGAGACTTTTGCTTTCCACTGTCTTAAAGATGCGCCATCGCTCACAATAGGAAATGCAGCACCAGTAACATTATTAGATGCGCCTCCAGAGATTGGACCCAACTTATCCTTGATCAGCTTCACGGCATCAGGATGAATACCAGCAAATTGCAATAACCCATCCTGTAACCAAAGTGGGCACATCCCGTTAATATCACTAATCAATGGGAATATGCGTTTAAGAAGAGATGTAGCTAAGCCCATTTGGGCTTTTACTCGATCCCTTGTAGACGCCTCTAGTTCTGTAAAACCAAGACGGCCACCAAGTAACCAAAGTGGGATATTTCCGTTTTTATCTACAGCAAACGGAATGATTTTTGCGGCTGCTTGTCCAACTAAGGTATTTGTGAATTTTTTGGCGTTTGCTTCCGCTGCATTAGCTTTTGCAGTTGCGTCCACTTTTGCATCATTAATATAGTTTCGGCCAGTAGGCTCCCACTGCGGATTCGGAGTTGCAGCAAGATTCCAACGATACTCGTTGCCGGTGCTATCATCTCGGCCAACTTGATGATTATATTCTGGGACAATTGCTTGAAGAGCTGTGAGAGTGGGCGCTGTAATATAGCCACCTTTATTCTCAATCTCTTTAATGACCATAGGTACTGATTTAAAGGGTTCGCCATACCGCGGGGTAATGATCCCAATGATATTAATTGCTTTCCCCGTGTCATCAATATCTCGATTCAAGTTCTCAAACTTTTCTGGCGTTAGAATTGCCATAAAATTTCTCCAAAAAAAATCCCCGCAAAGTGCGGGGATCTGTAAGACCAATGGTCAAATAAGGTTATTTTTTATGTCACCATCATTTTGATAGTAACGTTCATCAAGATTTACGAGCGTTAATTCATTTTCAAAAATACCTGTCCTTCTCTTTGTAGTTATAAGGAATAGATCATCGTCTTGCCGATCATCAGTAGAGAGTGAATAAACAGTTTTAACCTCACCTTCTGTTACCAGTGCTTCAACTGGTGGACGTGAGAGTACAAACTCGTAATCATTCTGTCCTTGCGTCACGGGGATGATGTCTATATATCCGCTCTTAAGCTGGAGATGAATTACAAAAGAATGTTCTGTCGACAATTTACAAGGTTGTGAGCCTGTAATGTTTAAACCATTCCAAGCTAATACCTCCCCTGACAAAATAGATTTTGATGGATCACCAAAGAATGTAGGAGCTAGCCGGGTATCATCAACAACTGCTACTGGGTCACCTTTTCCTACAAGTTCACCCTCAGCAAAGCATGAGTATCTGCAATTTACTGCTGAATACTGGATTTTATTCCACGCTCGCCATGCGACAATGTGCGCCTGTTGTTTGTAGACAATGCCATAACCTTCGATTTTCTTAGGATTCGTTATCTGATCATTTGGGATTTTCAAAGTCTTCTCAATCCAGCCTGCTTCGCTATCAACGTATGTCATTTCTACACCGTCATAATTGTTTTCAGGTTTGGTTCGAATTGTTCTAACTTCGGTACGGGCCTTTTTGTTGCGATGATTAAATAACAAATAAGGTTCTCGGCCTGCTCGCTCAAGTTCAAAATAAATTTGTCGATTTAGACGGCGATCATTACAGCAAGACACTCCTGCAAACATTCTTAAAATCTCTTCAAAAGATTGGTTTGCATCATCAATTGTATAATTAAACTCAGCCAGCTTTTCAGATCCGAAATACTCAATAACCTCATCAAAAACTGAATAAAGTTTTTCGATATTAATTTCGTTCAAAGTTATGCGGCCGATTAACTTGTGCAGAGCTAACTCAATTACAAGATCTGGTATAAATCTTGAAGGAATTCGATTTGCAGATTTGATGCCATCTCGATAGGTATACACCAAGCTTTCAGCAATACAGTTTGTCATACGACTATCAATTGCCGTAGCTGCACGTGTCGCTTGCGTACGCTGTCGAATTAACACCCGGTTGTCATAAACTAATTTTGATAAATAGTGGTATGCGTAAGCTGTATAAAATTTAACTTCATCTGATAAGTCAACCGCGTCACCATTATCGTTTGTACGGCGCGCCCTAAACCTAACAGCACCTGTAAACGGCAATGTAATCCACATAGAACCGCCGACACTGTCCCTATTGCTGGACTTACCATTTAAGCGAATTGTTTGATTGTAGACCGTCCCTACGCCTTCGCCATTTTCTACTTTTTGATATTCAACATAGATATCAACAAACTTTGCATCAGATCCTTGATAGATCCCATTTAACGCCTGAAAGTTAAGCAGTAAACCTGTAGCTTTCGCTGACTCAATCGTAAACCATCCAATGTAATTGTCTTGGCTACCTCTTAACTTAATTGTACCAACGCCTGTTTTCTGGTCTGTTAAGTCTGCAAGCTTATTCCAGTCATCATTTACAGCACTAGGGGTTGCTAAAGAAATTTGCTTATTGACAATATCTACACCAGTTACAACATAATCACCATCAAGGAAAATATTTGCCGTATTTGCGGTAAGGTTTGCTGAGAAATTGGCTGTCAAAACTTCTGTTAAATTTGCAAAGTTTGAGTTAGTTGCAACTGGGTTTTTTAAGTGGATAGTATAGATGCCAGACACATAAGTAATAGTATCAATATCATATAATCCAGCAAGATCAAGCTGTCCATTTTCTGGATCAGTAACAAGTAGAGAAGTTACATTAATCTTTCGATAATCTTGAAAGTCTACAACGGTCTGATCTGAGGAAATTGAAAAAGTGTTGTTGGTATTATCTACATTAACTTGCCCAGTAATAGACAAATCATTAATACCAAAATTGGCACCACTGATAATAAGTGAGTCATTAATATCAAACGCATTGAACTTATCAGCAGTTCCCTGATCATTTGCTTTAATTAAGTTGGGGTATTGAAAATATATATCACTTGCTTCAATGCGAGTGCTATTTGGTGGCAATAGTGTCTGACCATTAATAGAAGCATTCTGACGGGCAATTACTGGCGGCTGATCAAATGTATCCCCCCACTTATAAATCGTGTCATTCCCTATTAAAGATTGATTATGTCCGTATGCTGACAGGCTTGTGCCGGGGATCTCTTGAATTGGTGTATCACCAGATTTAAAGGTTGAAACCCTAACGTGATTTTCACAAAGGCACATTAAGGTTTCTTCAACCTCAACACCGTCTTTAAAATACTTAATAACAGGTGCAAACAAGTCTGGAATAGCTTTAACACGACCCAAAATAAAAGGAATACGTTGTTTTAACCGTTGTCGGTTCTCTGGATCTGACAAGTTGTTATTGCTTGAACCAGACATTGAACCGTTATTGCTCATATTAGGTTTGGGAACTTTTACAAGAGCCGAAACAGCAGAGCCAAGAATCTTTGTAGCAACCCAAGTAACAAATGAGGATAGCTCACCAGGATGACAAACAATACTACAATCGTCAGCAATTTCAGTTAAACGAGCAATTGACGCTTTATTGTTTATAGATGGGGTAATATCATTTTCAGGACACGGGTTACCAAGATATATTTTGGCCTGCGGAAATTGTTTTTTTACTTTTAGGAATTCATACAGAATGTTATCTGTATCTATTACATCAACCTCATTCTTGTTGAGTGAGTTCTGGTAAAGGTAAATTTGGCTCATAATATCGAATCCGATTAAAAATACTATTTGCCTGCTCTACAGTGATTCGCTGAGGCCCGCGTTCAATCAAATGAAAAATACGACCTTGAAAAAAAAGCCCGACATGCGAGCTTTGATCAAAGTAAGTCATCAAGACAATGCATCCCTCTTTGGGCTTTTTTATTTGCTTGTTTCTGTGAACAGTGTTGCGTGAAGTCTTGATCGTTTCTTGCAATGGCCCAGTTAAGCCCAGAAAACAAGGCGTGTAATCCAGATCAAAAATTACTTTTGCTGCCAATATGACAAAGTGAACACAATGAAAGTTTTCTGGATCGTAAACACAGTAAAAGAGCTGCCGAATATTCATGAATAGAATCCTTCTAAGCTCGGATCTACGCTTGCAGAATAGATCTCACCGTTCCCCGAATCATTTAAACCCGGTGCTTGCGCTTCAAAGCTTGTTCCTTTCCAATCTCTTGTAATTACAATTACCTCCAGATCTTTTGATATCGTGCATGGCATGTCATATTTACCAATGACATAGGCTCTATAATTCAGAAGAGGCGAGACTCTTGTCTTATCTTGCAAAATGAGATCAACCAAGTCTGGAATTTCGGAACCTACATCACCAATTGCTGCAGTAATTTTTTGGTCTAAATTTTCCTCTTCATTTCCTCTTGTGATATTCAAAGGTGCATAAGAATAGGTAAAACTTTGTCCGTCCTCATGCGTCAATTGCATTGGTTCACTGCCATTTACGATATAGCGAAGCACTCTAGGCCAATTCGGATGTGAAACTTCAATACATTCAAGCAAGCCAACTGGACCCGATGATTGATCCAAAACACTCAACATTTCATCTGTAACAATCATTGTTAGACTCCTGTTGCATTCGGGAACCACTCATTCGGAACTTTTTCAATAGTTCCAATAACAGCAGGTCCACCATTCTGCCAAGCCTCAATAATGTCTCTATCATTTTCAGGATTACGATAGATTGGCTTGATTCTTAACTGAAAACTGATTTGCAAAATCTTACCTTCGCGCTCATTTTCTTGAGGCTTTGAGTCTGCAATAAATCGACACTCGCACTCCTCTAAAGTTCCATTATCAAGTGCAAGAGTCCAAAGCCAGTTGTTGGGATATCTTTGTTTATCCCGCCAAAATGCCCAGAAATATTCCTTTTCATCGGCGTTATTTAAGGAAATGGATACATTAGCCGTGTGCCATGCACCCACAAAAAAAGGGACCTGCCGTGGCGGTCCCCCTTCTGTTTCCTGTTCCCTTAAATTACTTCCGGGTGAAAAGTTATAACCCTTCATTAAAGGGCAAAGCATGAGTTTATCCACCATCACCCCCTATTTCGTGACACATTAAAACTTTCCTGCATTGCTTGGCTGAAATTGCTGTTTGGGTTATATACATCATCAATTGTTACGTACACCTTGCCATCGTCACCAACTAATGTATCTACACTGGCTTTACTGTAGTTATTAACAACAACATGAGCCCCACCTTCTTTTCGATTGTTCAAATAGTTAGTAAGGTCTTTGTTTTGTTCAGGGTTAAGTACACGCTCCCCACCATCAAGCAACCATGTCCCTTCTTTTGGCACATTACCAATACCATCATGTGCCATACCTGTGAGATTCACAGACTTGATTTGAGCCGCTTGAGCCACTTGTACTGCTACAGCTCCAGCGGCAAGCACTGGTGCAATGTATGGCCCAATCATAGGTATAAGCGATGCTGAGGTATAAACGTTTGAGAAAGTTTGCGGCGCATTCATGATGGCTTGAGCAACGGCGAATGCTTTAGACATTGCAAACATTGTTTTATAGGCGGCTGATTGCTCGCCCATTAAACCGCCCATGAGGTCAGCCATACCGCCTAAAGTTTCAGAAGCAGTTTTTGCACCTAAAGCAGCTTTGTTAAGCTCATAATTTCGATCGATCATAAACATGCGATCTTTATGCGCCTGCCAAATTGCTTCTTGTTCTGCTGCAGACTCAGCAAGAGCTGCTTGAGCCTCTGCAAGAGCCATGGATTGCGATGTCTGGCCAAGTCTTTCTTGATCAAGTTGATAAAGCTCACTTGAACCATTCAGGCTTGCATTTGTGCTATCCCATGCAACACTTGCTTGTGTTGCCTTATCTAGTTTAGCGAGCTGCTCTTGAGCCTGAGATAAAGCAATGCGTTTTTGTTGCTCATCCTTAGCGATTTGAGAATTAAGTAAAATTTGCGAACGTTCATACGAAAACCGTATTTGCATGTTTTCTAATTCAGTTCTCAAGAATGCGCTTGCATCATTTAAGCGTTGTTCCTGTTCAAGCTTCTCCCATGCAATTTCCTGCTGTTTTTGACGCTCCAAGGCTGCGGTAATCTCCGCTTTTTTGGTTTTATCATATTCAACATTGGCATTAACAAGTTGCTTTTGAATATCGTAATCACGCTCAATTTGTTTGATACGATCAGTTTCAAACGAGAAGTACTGGTTATACTCCTGTTCTTTTTCTGCCGTTAATTTCGCAATTTGAGCGGCGTATAATGCATCCTCTTGAGCTAACTTCTCTTTTAGTTGAGGTGTACCACCATAAGCCAATGTTATCTTGTCAATATTGTCTTGGTGCTCTTTTGCAAGTCGTTGTGCCTCAGTGTAATACCTTGCATCAACTTCCTTTTTAGCATCATCAATAGCTTGTTGAGATTCAGCAGCTTTAGTAATTAACTCAAGTTGATCTGCCTGTGTCGGCATTAAAATTGAATTGTCTACAGTAGATTTACCAGATACGCCTGCGAACCACTTTTGAAAGCCCGGCGCATAACCAGCAACCTCTTTACGCTTACTAGCAGACAACCCACCTTTCATGTAAGTTCTTAAGCCACCTGCACCTGCATTGTAAGCCATGAGTGCTTTATCCATGGCTCCAAATTCAGCCAAATGTTTTGACAAGTCTTTAGCTGCTGCAGTTGCGATTTCTTCGGTTGAACTTTTTGCATTAAGCCCATACTGTTTTCTAAACACGCTCGTTGTTTGGAAAAGCCCAGTTGCACCTGTATGGCTTTTTGCTCCAGCATTAGCCCCAGACTCTTGAAGAATCAAGGCGGCTAATGTTCCAGCAGGCAAACCATACAATCCTTCGATCTGTGCAAAGTTATTTGCCTTAGCAATACCTTGTGCACGGGCAATTGCCTCAAGTTCAGGTTTTCCAAAAGTATAATTTTTACGGTTAAAGTTTTTTAGAGTTGCGTCAACAACCGCTTGTGGCAAACCTGATTTAAAAGCGTTGTCACCATTAGCACTAACCTGAGCATCGGCAAAGGCATTAGCCTTATCGACACTAAATCCACCCTTGTTAATTAAATACTTGGTGTAATTTTCACGAGCTACATCTTGTTTAGCTTGTGTAATGTAATCACGCTGCTTCTGGGTTAAAGACATCCATGCTTTGGCAGAGTCATTTACTGCCTTTGCTTGGTCCTGCTGAGCTTTAGTGGTGTTGTTTGTCGCATTTTTAACAAGATCTTGGATCTCTCTTTGACGATCAATTGACTTGTTTGCATCATTAATTTTTGTGTCTAATTCAGCAATGAATTCAAGAGTGCTTTCGCTTACTAACCCTTGCTTTTGTAATTGCGCAAAAGCATTTTTTGCCGCATCACCACCTTGCTTCAAGTTCGCAAGATAAGACTGTATTGCTGTAAGCTGTTTAAGATCACCTTGCACTTTCAAGTCATTTTCGAATTGAGACAATGCGGCAAATAAACTTTTTAACTCCTTGGTTTGCTTTTCAATTTCATCTCCCGCTTCAATGCTTTTTATAGCTAGTTGTGCTGCAGTTAATTGTTTATATTGGTCTTTAAGACCCTCTACAACTATCCCTTGATCTTCTAAAGCGCTGGTTGCGTCTTGGGTATGTTTACTCATTAAAAGGTATGCACCACCAGCCACAGCAACTTGAGTGGCCAACATAGCAATACCGGCAGGACCACCCAATAGCGCCATAAATCCTGTTGCGACTCCAGCAGATCTTGCAAAACTTGCTAAACCAACACCAGCTCTAACCGCAAAAATTGCAGTTTGCCCAAGCTGATATGATGCAACTACTAAAGCAGGGACGAATCTAGTTGCAATGCCAGCAGATACGGCGATTGTTACTGCCTTAATATCATCCCAGTGCTCAATAACTGTTTCTATTGCTGGCACTACATTATTAACTAACCGAGCCTCTACGCCCTGCCACTGTAGATCCATAAGCATTAGTTGCTGTTTAGCTTCGTTCAAGCTAGTAACCAAATCATCTGACATGATTGCGCCAGCACGATCAGCAGCATCACCCCATTTTTTAAAGCCTTGCCCATTTTTTTCTAGCAAAGGAATCAATAAGGAAGAATCAGAAATGATTGCTTCCATATAGAATTTCATATCATTAGTTGAGGCTCCGGCTTTTTCTAGGGAATTGTAAAAAAGCTGTAAAGCATCTGGTCCAGATAGCTTTTGGAATTGCTGAATTGTCACACCAACTTTTGGTGCAATATTTGTGAAAAAGTCAGCTAATGGACCACCCCCCGTTTGCTGAAAATCACCGATACGATCTTGCATATCCTTCATTTTGTCAGCGAATGACTCAATTGATATACCAGCAGTTTCAGCACCCTTAGCATAATATTGAAAATCACGCACAGAGGCGTTGGCAAGCTTTGAAAACTTTTGAATATCGCTGCCCGCCTGAATAACCCGATCGCTATAATTAACCAATTCAGCAATTGAGAGGCCAGCAATCGCACCTCCCAAAGCACTGACAGCAATAGCCGCAACATTTAACGAATCCGCAATACCTTTCCCGGCTGACTTAGCCTTTCTTTCAGCTTGAGTTAGTGGCTCGGTAAAACTGGCAGTCTGTACCATTAAATCGAGAGTTAATCTGCCAAGTGAAGTTGTGGCCATTACTTTTCTCCGGGCAATAAAAAACCCCACTCATTAGCGGGGCTTTTGAAATATTAGTGTTTAACTATTTTTTGCAGTCAACACTCCAAACTTGATTGAAGGCTGCTATAGATGTTGAGTCAGAGTTATAATCATTTTCAAAGTATATTTTTTCTTTTGTTACTATATAGCGCTGATATCCAGTATAGGCACCAAAGCTATTTTTAGCATTCACCTCGCCACACAGCTCCCACTGATTGCGAAACTTAGCTGTGTCACCATCCTTTAACTTATCACGAACTAATTTCTGTACTTGGAAATCAAGTTTTTGTCGCTCTTCCTTAAGCTTTTCTTGTTCTGTTTTTCCACATCCCAATAACAAACAACCCAAAGTTGTAATAACTAAAAACTTATTCATGTACACACCGTTTTTTAGATTTATTTAAATTTAACAAAACGGTGTGTGAATGTCACATAACCCGTATTAAAACGGGTTAATCACTTGATACTTTTTCAAGATAATCAATTAAAGATAATGAATTGTCTTCTGGTGGTAGTTCATGAGGCATAAAAGTATAAGGATCTACTTTTGTACCATCTTTAACCTTAAACCTTGTGTAGTGAGCCATCCAGCTACCAAAACTTTGCTCCAGACGGCGACCAATATTAAAAGAGCCATATTTTTGACGATAGGCTCTCCAATCCATAAGCTCTTTGTGACTAATATTTAATTCAGCTTCTGCTAAGGTGCTTCCACCGATTCCATTGAGGACGAGTTCAATGAGGAGTTCCCTGTCTGCAAGCTCTTCTTCCGAGACTTTCCCAAAAAGTTGTTAACTTCATCAGCAGCAGCATATAGCGCATTAATTAAGCTAGGCTCCGCTCTGTAGATATCATTAACACCTGAGAAAAACGGTGTTCCTTTCTGATCTGAGCAAATAGATCCAAGTAACTGAGCAGATTGCATTTGCGTTGAATCAATTTTCTTAACTTTTGACTCTTCAAGATTGTCATAGTTAACATCCCATTCAACTGCTTTTGATACCTCACGGCTTTCTTTGAAGTTCATTTTTTTAACAAAAATATCAGCTTCCAGCTCTACAGTCTCACCAAGTTCTAACGAAGGATTTTTCGTTAATTTTTTAAGTGACACAATATTGCTTTCAGTCACTTCAACATTCCATTTAACAGTTTTTTCAATTGGAATATTCAGAGTAGTTATACTCTGTTTTAAGTCTGTAATACTGATTTTAGCCATTTTATGGAGTCACCGTACGTTTAGTTCGAGTTACTTTTGAAGTACGGACCAAGGTGTATGAATAACCTAGTGCCGCATCAACTTCAATATCATTAGGTGCTGCATCATTTAAATAGCCTTTAAATGACCACCACATACGATCCTCAGGTAAATCGATACCTGTTGTTGCATCGTAAGTTGGAGGTGTTTTTGAGTGGCCAGAACCTACATACCAATCCAGTTTTTCACCAGTTTCTGCAATATCTGCAAGTTTGTCATGACTTGTATTTGTATCGTCATAATCAATATCAATTGCGCCTTCACCCGGATCACGCATACCGCGCATGTATTCTTTGGTTTCAGCATCTAGGCAAGTAACATCAATTTTCCCAAATGTGTCTTGACCAAAGCCAATCTTTTTTGTGCAGACAAATCGAACAACTTGTCCATCGATCACAGTGAATAACTGTGTACCTTGAGTTTTAACATTAGCCATTAAGAGCGCTCCTTTTAGGCATAAAAAAAGCACCCGATTGGGTGCTAAGTGAAAATAGTTTTGTGTTTTATTCGCGGTTTACGATCCAGCTAACATCAAATGAATAATGAGGCATTCCCGTCACTGGGTCGTTGTCTGCCTCTCCATATCGAACCACATAACAATCAAGTTCAATGGCGTGTCTGACCGCCTTCGCAACTTGGTCTACAATATCCTCATCAGTTGCATACACATCAATTTGAATAATTGCATTGTCTGATACAGGGCGTGAATCAAGGTTGCCGTTAGAATCACCTGTAATCATTTGCCAAGTGACATACGGAGCTTCTGGCTCATCTGGAGCATGTCCAAACTTCCAGATCCGCAAAATATTATTGCTTTCAAGTAAAGCTATAACGGCTGGATCTGCTCTTGCTAATTTAAATATTGGAACATCAATCATTAAGCTGCACCTAAAACAACATCAAGTTCAAATTTAAAAACTTGAACAAACTTATCTGTAACTTGTTCAATGTTTTCGTATAACGCTGGGCGTAAAAACGGTGTTGCTGGCTGCTTACTTGTCCCCAACTCAAGAAATCGCCAGTAAAATACACGGCCATCTGCTTGATAGGTTTTGCCTACTCGACCAGATCTTCTATTTTGAGCATTGTTTGTATAAGGAATTTGAGCACCACCACGCACACCAACACGCATAACCAAAGCATTTTTGTTTCTGCTTCGACCATTCTGCACAACAATTTCTTTCCAAATTTTTTCTGGTGTAGTGGGATCATCAAGACGTTTAACGTTTTGTCGCGCCTCATCTCTAACAATGTTCATTGCTTGGCGCATAGCTTTACGGGCAATTCGTTTTACAGTCTTTTCGTTACCGATGGCCCGCATTTTCCGCAATGCTGGCTCTAGGCCATGAATTGGAGTAGCCATAAATCACCCATTCCATGCTTTATCGCCCGTAGCAAGATTGATTGTTAGATATTCACGGCGTGAGTCTGGATCGCGCATCGGGTTGCCATCGATCTTATAAAAATAACCGTCAAACAAAACTCGCATGGTGCTATCTATTTCTTTAGTGGTTTTGCTATAGCGAACTTTCGCACGAGCCTGAATTGTACTATTAGCCGCCTTTGCTGCTATCTGGTCGCGAGTTGAAAGATCGGTAACCTCCGCATAAATCGTTTTAAAATTTTGCCAGTTTTGTATCAGCTTTCCTGTTACTGGATCCTGTGTATTGATAGATCTTTGTACTGTAATACGATGTTTGAGTTTCCCTGCTTGCATTAGCTCACCCCCAATTCAGTACGGAACGGGTGTAAATGCCATTCAGCCCCTTTCGGAAGCTCGTATATATTAGACGTTGTTAAGTCCTCTCTATTTTCATAAAGATTTCCCAAGATAAGTAACACCCCGATTTCGATTGATGGATTAACAAGAATCCCAAGGCTGATCATCTTTGCTTGACGAATTGCTGTATCGTAATTAAGTGAGGCTGTCAGAATAAATTT